TCAGGCGGGCGTGCTGTCGTTCGCCAGTTCGCAGAACGGCCGGCTCTGCTCGCGGCCACGGTCGGACCGGCAATAGGCCAGGAGCGCGCGGGCGCCGGCCGGGCCGAACTGGACGTCGGTGGCGAGGTTCAGCACCTGGCCGACCAAGAGGTTATCGAACTGCGCGGCCATGAGGTCGGCGCGGGCGAAGGTGACGGTCATCAGCAGCAGATCGCTCTCGGCGCCCAGTCGATCGACGCCGGTGGTTGTCACGGCCACGGCGATGTTCGGCGCTGTTCCGCCGTCTGCGGCGCCTTGCTGCAGGGCGCGCCCGACCGCTTGGGCGACGTCGCCGGTCGCTAAGGCGTGATCCTGGTCGGTCCAGGCCTGCGTCATGATGTCGACGACCAGAGTGTCGCCGACCTCGGCGGCGCTGCGAATGGAGGAATCTGCGCCGGCGACGGAGGGCGGCGGCGTCGCAGGTCGGGCGACCGCCTCGGCGGTGGGGACGTCCGGCAGGAAGAAGCCGGCGATGATGAACACGGCCAAGGCCCCGGCCATGATGGCGAGGCCATGCCGCCGCTTGTCGAGGCGCAGCCTGCGGAGGGGATGGACGACGACGACCAGGCCGAGCAGGAAGGCGGCCATGGTCGCCAGGATCACCAGGACGACGATGACGGTCACAGCGCCGTCCCCGTCCAGAGGATGCGGCCGATGATGGTCAGCTCGTCGGCGGCGTCGCCCGTGACCAGCTCGGGGTCGTAGCGGTCGTTGTCTGACTTGATCTCGATGCCGTCGACCAGCCGCCGCAGCCGTTTGATGCGCAGCTCGTCGCCGGTGCGGAAGGCGAATATGCCCTCGCGCAGGCGGGTGTCCTTCAGGTCAGCGAGGACGCGGGCGCCGTCCTGAATGGTCGGCCACATCGAATCGCCTTCGGCCTCGAACACGCCCAGGCCGTCCGTGCCGCTTCGCCCGATCGAGCGCAGCAGCTCCCGGTCGAAGGGCATCTCGCCGATCTTCTCGGCCGCGTCGGCGAAGGCGGCGACGCCGGCCGCCAGCCTGACGTCGTAGATCGGGACGTTGACGTAGCCGGTCGCTGTGCGGGGCGCCCCCTTGCCGGTGGCCAGCCAGAGGATGTCGGCGTCAACCTGGCGGGCCAACCGGACGGCTTCATCGAGGCGCGGCTCCTGTCCCTGAAGGATGCGCGAAAGCGTGGACTTCGTCACGTCGGCGCGCTGCGCCAGCAGGTTCTGCCCCATGTCGCCCATGGCCTCGCGAAGGCGTGCGCCAAAGCCGGACGCAGGCCTGCCTTCTCGATCCGTTTCTATCGTTGACTGTCCCATAGTTGCGGATTAGCGTCCCAAAAACGGGATTCGCTTCCCGGGAGAGAAGTATTGCCAGCTCAGCCGTTGCATAAAGAGAACCTGAAGGCCGATTTGCGCATCCGATACGGGTCGCTGCGCCGGTTTGAGGAAGCCAAGAATCTGACGCCGGATTCGGTTCGCGACGTCCTGCGCGGGCGTGCGTCCCGTCACGCTGAAGCGGCTATCGCTGAAGAGCTGGGCCTGCCGGTCCATGAGATTTTTCCAAAGCGCTATCGCGCGCCGAAAGCGGGCGAGTCATCCGCAATCCGGGATTGTAGCGTTCAAAAGCGGGAAACGCACCGTCTATCGGCGGAGGAGCGCTAGACATGGCTCGCCCGCGTCACCCCAAGGCCAGTCTGCGCGCCCAAATGGTCGCCGTCCGGCGGGCCGCCTCGTCGGCCGCCATGGAATGCCGATCCAAGGGCGACCGGCTGCGGTCGTACCTGTCCAAGGCCGAGCAGCACCGCGACAACCTGGCCGAGGCGGCCCGCACGCTTGAGGCGGTGGCGGCCAGCCGCGAGGCCCTGGACTTCATGCCCGCCGCCCAGCGCGAGCAGCTGGCGATCCGCTTGGCCGCCGCCGGCTTCCGCGCCGTGCGCGTCGAGGGCGAGGCGGCGCTTCCGACGGAGGCCGGTCATGGCTGAGCCGAACCTGCCGATCGCCCGGTCCATCTATCACGTCGACATCGACGCCATCGACGCCCAGGGCGGCCTGCGCCCGCTCGACACGGGCTGGGTCGAGGCCCTCGCCGTCCTGATGAAGCGCGACGGCCAGGAACGGCCGATCGAGATCTATCCCAAGGGTCAGGGCTATGGCGTCACGGCCGGCCGCCACCGGCTGGCCGCCGCCCGGTCACTGGGCTGGAAGACGATCGACGCCGACATCATGGACGCCAGCGCCCTGGGCCGACGTGGTCGTGAGGTGTCGGAAAACCTGTTCCGGCTGGGCCTGTCCCCGCTGGACCGGGCGGCCTTCGTGGCCGAGCAGATCGCCATTGAGCGGGCGCGCGCCGGGGTGAAGGACGACGTCTCGGCCCAGTCCGTCGCGGCCACCGCTCGCTGGTCGGACCGGATCAGCGCCGAGGCGGACGATGCGAGTGTCATCATGACACGCGCATTCGGCTTCACAGACGAGGTCGCTGAGAAGGTCGGTCTTTCGAGGAAGACGATCTACCGCGACCTTGAACTGCATCGCGGCCTGAAGCCCGACGTGGTCGAGGCGATCCGGACCCTGCCGGTGGCGTCCAACGCCAGCCAGCTGCGCGCCCTGGCGAAGATGCCGGAGGCCGACCAGCGGCTGGTCGCGGGCCTGATCGCCGAGGGCACGGCCAAGGGGGTCAGCGACGCCGTCGCCACCCTGAAGCAGAAGCCCCAGCCGGATGCGGGCCAGAAGGCCTGGTCGGCCGTCGCGTCGAACTGGACGCGGCTGGCGGCCCCGGCCCGCAAGGAGATGTTCCGCCACCTGGCCGAGGCCGGCCTGCCCAGGGGCGTGGTCATCACCATCGACGGCGAAACCTTCGGAGGCGAGGCATGAGCGCCCGCACCGAACAGCTGATGCAGCACGGCAGCGTCGAGGCCGTGGTCGAGACGGCGCTGATGCGCGTCGGGGCCAACCAGCTGAAGCCGGTCGGCAGCTACTTCGACGGTCCCGAGGACCTGGACGGCGGCGGGCTGGATTTCGGCGAGAGCGCGGAATGAGCCGGCAGCCGCAAAGCCGCGCCCGGATGCTGGGGGTCAAGCCGGGCCAGATGCGCCGCCACAGCCTGTCGCGCATCGACCGCGCCAAGGCGCTGATCGCCGAGATCGCGGTGCATTGGGACGATGTCGATTCCGCCGTGGCCTTTGACGCCGATCTGGCGGTCCAGGAACTGGAGCGGCTGGAAGGCGGCATCGAGGCCGCCGTGGATCTGCTGAAGGCGCCGGCGGAGGACAACCTGTGACCGGCCCGATCTTCTGCGACGCCCTGGACGTGGCGCGCAACGCCGAGGGCACGGTCTATGTGCGCCTCTGGAAGGACGGCCAGATCGTGGCCGTGGCCGGCTTCTGCGTCGAGAACGCCCTGGGCGTGGGCGAGCGCCTGAGCGACGCCTGCGAGGCCTCGATCATGGGCCGGTCCCTGGCCGGCGAGGCGGTGCACTGATGAGCAAGCGCCGTCACGCCTACAACCCGGCCCAGATGTCGATGAGCTTCGGCGAGGTGCTGTCGCGCCCCTCGGACGGGATGCTGGGCGCCCTGGACCGCAAGATGTCCTCGGCCGTGGCCCGCATCCTGAAGGAAGACGACCGCGACCGCTACGACATGGCCGCCGCCATGAGCCGGCTGCTGGACGCCGAAATCTCCAAGTCGATGCTGGACAAGTATTCGTCCGAGACCAGCGAGGAGCACAACATCTCCTGGTCGCGGGCCTGGGCGCTGATCGGGGCGTCGGGCCGATACGACGTGCTGCGTGACATGGTACGCCTGCTGGGCTGCGACCTGGTCGTCGGCGAAGAAGTGCTGACCGTCGAGTTGGGCCACGTCCAGGCCCAGATCCAGCGCCTGCAGGAGCGTCACCGCCAGTTGCGCAGCATCGCGCCCGAGATCGCGACACGCCGAGGGGGTTCCGCACGATGACGATGGCGGAGGATTTCTTCGGGGTGGTTCCGGGACGTTCGTGGTTCACGGCGGCCGAGCTGGCGGCACTGAAGCTGCCGGGCCTGTCCACGGTCAAGCGCAAGGTCAATGAGCTGGCGCGGTCCGAACGCTGGGCGTTGAAGGTCGATCAGGCCGGCCGCCCCCTGGCCCGTCCCCGCCAGGGGCGCGGCGGCGGCATGGAATACAACGTCGCCGTCCTGCCGGCCCCGGCGACGACGGCCCTGGCGCGGCGCGGCCTGCTGCCAGGCGCCGCCGCGCCGATCCCGGCCGCCAACGACGAGGTGGTCGAGACGCCGCAGGCGCGGCTGTGGAGATGGTTCGACCTGCAGTCGGAGGCGATAAAGGCCGCAGCGCGCGCCCGCCTGGCCATCATCGACGAGGTCGAGGCCCTGGAAGCCGTGGGGATGACGCGGTCGGCGGCCATCGCCACCGCCTCGGCCCGGCATGGCCGGTCGGCCTCGGCCATCTGGGACGACTTCGCCCTGATCGCCACGGCGCGCGTGACCGACCGCCTGCCCCTGTTGGCGCCCCAGCGGCGCGGCGGCGGCAAGGCGGCCGAGGTGGACGCCGACGCCTGGCGCTTCCTGATCAGCGACTACCTGCGCCCGGAGAAGCCGACCTTCGCCAGCTGCTACCAGCGCTGCCTGACGGGATACTGCGCGCCGCGCGGGATAGAGCTGCCGCACCAGAAGACCCTGTTCCGCAAGCTGGAGCGGGAGGTGGACGGCCGCGTCGTCATCGCCCGGCGCGAGGGCGCCGACGCCCTGCGCGGCACCATCCCGCACCAACAGCGGTCCGTCGCCGACCTGCACGCCATGGAGCTGGTCAACATCGACGGCCACCGCTGGGACGTGTTCGTGCGCTGGCCGGACGGCAAGATCGCCCGCCCGACCATGGTGGCGATCCAGGACGTCTACAGCCGGAAGTTCCTGGCATGGCGGATCGACGAGACGGAGTCGGCGGTGCTGACCCGGCTGGCGTTCGCCGACCTGTTCGAGGCCTATGGCATTCCCAAGGCCTGCCTGATGGACAACGGCCGGGCCTTCGCCTCGAAGATGATCACCGGCGGGGCAGCCAGCCGCTTCCGGTTCAAGGTGAAGGAAGAGGAGCCGACCGGCCTCCTGACCTCGCTCGGGATCAAGATTCACTGGGCGCTGCCGTTCAGGGGGTCCTCAAAGCCGATTGAGCGGGCGTTCAGGGACCTGTGCGACGCCGTCGCCAAGCACCCGGCCTTCGCCGGCGCCTATACCGGCAACCGGCCCGACGCCAAGCCGGAGAACTACGGCGAGAAGGCCGTCGACCTGGAGACCTTCCGCCGCGTGGTCGAGGCCGGCATCGCCGCCCACAACGCCAAGACGGGCCGCCGGACCGAGGCCTGCAACGGCCGGTTGTCGTTCGAGGAGGCCTTCGCCGCCTCCTACGCCATGACCCCGATCGGCAAGGCCACGCCGGAGCAGCTGCGCCTGGCTCTGCTGGCCTCGAAGGTGGTCTCGACCGACCGCAAGGACGGCTCCCTCTCGGCCTACGGCAACGTCTGGTGGTCGCCGGCCATGAGCGCCCTGGCCGGCCAGAAGGTCATCCTGCGCTACGACCCGGACAAGCTGCACTCGGAGGTCCACGTCTACGCCCTGGACGGCCGCTACCTGGCCTCGGCCGCCCTGCAGGAGAAGACCGGCTTCCTCGACGCCGCCGCCGCCGGCCGCCGCGCTCGCCAGGAAGCCGAGCTGAAGAAGACCACCCGCAAGGCCATCGCCCTGCAGAACCTGATGACGGCCGAGGAACTGGCCGCCCTGATGCCGGACCTGCCTGCAGAGACCGATCTGCCGGAGCCGAAGGTGGTTCGGCCGGTCCGGCATCGCGGCCAGACCGCCGCCGCCCTCAAGCCCGTCGTCCAGGCGATGCCTGCCGACGTCCCGTCCACCGATCCGATCACCGACAAATGGGCCACCGCCATGGCCCGGCTGACGGTCATCAAATGAAAACGGACCGAGGGATTGCACCCCTCGGCCCGCTGTTCGGGGTCCTCAAGACCCCTGCGTCAAACACGAAAGGCCTAACATGAACGTCAGTCGCAGCAAAGAGACCTTCACCGAAGAGGAGATGCAGGAGCTGCGCGACCGGCTCCAGGCGTACAAGGACGAGCACGGCCTGACCTGGCAGGACCTGGGCGCCCAGGTCGGGGTCAACAAGACCACGCTCAGCCTGTTCGCCATCAACAAGTACGGCGCCGACAACCGCGAACTGGCCTGGAAGGTGTTCCGCTTCTTCATGGCCGCAGAAGCGGCCCAGCAGATGGCCTTGCAGGCGCCGGACGTGCCGTCCTTCATCCAGACCCCGACGTCCGAAGCCATGACGCGCCAGCTGACCTGGGCGCACCGGGGTCGGATGGTGGTGATCACCGGCAACCCGGGCGTCGGCAAGACGGCGACCTTCAAGCAGTACATTGAGAACACGCCGAACGCCGTGCTGGTGACGGCCGACAAGACCACGACCGGGGTCACCTCCCTGCTGCTGGCCATGCTGACCGCGTCCGGCTCGCTCTCCCGCTCCGGCGGTCGGGCCTATGTGCTGAAGATGCACCTTTTCGACCGGCTGCGGACGATCAATCCGCTGATCATCGTCGACGAGGCCCAGCACCTGGACGACGACGCGGTCGAGCTTCTGCGCTCGATCCACGACGAACTGGAATGCGGCCTGGTGCTGGCCGGCAACCAGGAGGTCATGCGTCGGGTCCAGCGCGGCGCCCGCACTCCGGCCTTCGCCCAGGTTCACAGCCGGGTCAGCTGGCCCCAGCACTACGTAGCCCCGACCGTGGGGGACATCAACGCCATCCTCGCCGCCTGGGAGGTGACCCGGCCGGACGAGATGGAGTTCATGCGCGCCGTCGCCCAGTCCGGCGGTCTGCGCTCGATCACCCAGACCCTGGAGATGGCCACCCTGGCCGCCCGCGCCTCCGAGGAGCCGCGCGTCCTCGGTCACCTGAAGGCGACCTACGAGCAGCGCGTCGCCCCCCTTCTGAAAGCCGCCTGAGGAGAACCGTGATGGACCATGTCGCCCGCATCGAACTCGCCCTCGCCGACCTCGGCACCCTGCACCGTCGGGCCGGAAACGAGACCCTGACCGAGATCGACTTCCGCAGCCTGATGAACCGCATCAGGCGCCAGCTGCAGACCCTGCGCGCCGAGCTGCAGGCGGAGGACCTGCTGCCGGCCGACTTCGAACTGACCGACGCCGGTCAGGCCCTGGCCGAGCGGAACCCCGCCTTCGCCGGCCTGATCAGCGGCCTCGGCCTGACGACCGGCCGTGATCTGGCCGAGGGCCGCACCAGCCGGGGTCCGGACCGCAGCCGGGCCTGGACGCGCGGCAGCGTGCGTCTGGGCGTCATCGACGGGGGCCGGGCATGAACCGCGCCCTGACGTCCCGCCGGTCCGGCCTGCTGCGCTGGCTGCGCTTCCTCCTCCTGGTCTGGGCGCCGCGGCGCCCGGCCCCCCTGACCCGCCCCTCCCGCTCTCATCTGAAAGGCTGAAACTCCGTGCTGGAACAAACCGAGAAAACCCCGATCGCGGCCGAGACCGCCCTGCCGCCCAACGCCCAGGAGTTGAACGGCAAGACCTATCTGCCCGACGCCAAGGGCAATCTGGTGCCGATCGAGACCGTCAAGGCGGCCGACCTCCTGACCGACGAGGTGGTGCGCAAGATCGTCAACTTCGCCGATCCCCTGTCGGCCCAGATCGCCCGCTTCAAGCAACACAGCTTCGACGACGTGGACGCCCTGGTCGATCTGCTGGCCCAGAACTACGGCCTGAAGTCGGGCGGCAAGAAGGGCAACATCACCCTCTACAGCTTCGACGGCCTGCTGAAGGTCCAGGTGGCCGTGGCCGACAACATCGTCTTCGGTCCCGAGCTGCAGGTCGCCAAGCAGTTGTTCGACGAATGCGTGCTGGAGTGGTCGGCGGGCAGCCATGACCACATCCGCGCCCTGATCACCAAGGCCTTCAACACCGACAAGGAAGGGCTGGTGAACCGCGCCGAGCTGCTGAGCCTGACCCGGGTCCAGATCGACGATGCGCGCTGGAACAAGGCCGTGGACGCTATCCGCGACGCCCAGCGCGTGATCGGCTCCAAGCGCTACATCCGCGTCTACACCCGGTCGACGGTCGATGCCGGCTGGACGGCGATCAACCTCGGCGTGGCGGGGTCGTGATGATCTGGGCGGACTTCTTCCTGCAGGTCTTCGTCCACGCCCTGGCCTGGGTGTCGGCCGTGATCGTCGGCGTGGTGATCATCTTCGTCGCGGCCTGGCTGGTCGGCCAGATCGTCATCTGGTGGCCGGACTGCCCCAACCTGGACGACGACGCATGACCCAGCATCAGCGCCGCATCCAGCTGGTCCAGGTCGCGTGCCTCATGCGCCGCGACCGGGAGCCGCTGGCTGATTTCGAGATCGGCCTGATCGAGGAGGTCTGCGCCCGGGTGAAGGCCGACCCGGACGCGATCCAGGCGGTCACCGCCGCCGAGTGGCGGGTGATCGAGGACGCGATCGCGGCCCTGCGCATGGCCGGGGAGCAGGCGGCATGACGCCCCCCGTCTATCCGGCCTTCGTAGAGGCGGCGTTCGCCCGGTTCATGGCCGAATATCCCGACCGCCCGGTCAACCCTCGCGCCCCGGCCAAGGCCATGTTCGCCAGGCTGGTGCGCGAGGGCGAGGACCCGGAGTTCCTGATCAGGGCCGCCGGCCTCTACGCCCGCGACATGAAGGCGGCCGCCGTCCGGCCGACCTTCATCCCCCACGCCCGCACCTGGCTGAGCCAGCGCATCTTCGACGACTACCGCGACGCGGCGGATGTTCCGGCGTCGGCTGACGAGGCTCAGCCCGCGCCCGAGCACCCGGCGGCCGGCCAGCCCGTGGCCCCGCATCCCATGGACTGGGCCAGGGCGCACATGACGCCAGGCGCCTGGACGTCGTGGTTCTCGCGCCTGTCGGTCGAGATGGCTCCGCCCGGGGTCGTCTGCCCGACCATGATCACCGCCCCCACCGCCTTTGCGCGGGACCGGGTCCAACAGGAATACGGCCACCTGATCCGTCGCCACTTCGGCGCGGTCCAGTGGCGCATCGAGGGAGAAGCATCGTGAGCGTTCCTCTGACAGCCCACCTGTGCGCCGTCGCCATCGTGGCGGCCGCCAACGCCTATGGCGACGATCCTGTCAGGGCGGTCGAGGTCAAGCGCGGCGTCCTGCGGCGCGCCCTGATGGCCGCCGCCACGGCCCTGGTCGCCCAGACCGGACAGAAGCCGTCGACCGTCTGCCGTGTCCTGTCGATCCATTTGTCCTCGTACAGCCGCTCCGGACGCGAGGACGACATCGGCTTTCGCACGGCCGTTCGATCAGCGTCCGGCTACCTGTCGAAGGCGATCCCGCATCCCATGGACGCAGCAGCGGGGCCTGAGCCGGAGATCAGCGCAACGGCGGTCCTGGCAGTGCAAGAGCCTGCCCGCGTCGACCACACGCCCGCCATCGCCGAGGCCATGCGCCGCCGGAAGGCGGCCGGCAAGGTCGCGGTCACGGTCGTGGGCGTCGAGCACGACAAGGCGCTGTTGCCGCCGCCGGGCGCCGGCGGCTGCGCCTGGCCGATGGGCGATCCGCGCGCGGCTGGCTATCGCCGCTGCGAAGCGCCGGTCGTCGCCGGACGCATGTACTGCGCCGCCCACCTGAAGGCGGCCGGGATGAAGGCGTCGCCCCGGCCGATCGAGACGGTCGGCCGGGTGGCCCGCGCCTACACCGACCGCGAGGCCGGCTGATGACCCGCAGGAAGCAACGTCGGCGGTCGCCTGAGCCGATGCAGAAGATGGCGTGGGAGCCGGGTCTGCTGGCGCGTATCCGCCAGGCCCCGGCCGGTGGAGCGCAGCACGACTACGTCGGCTGGGCGCTTGAGGTGGCCGAGGTGACGCGGGCATGGGTCTATCCGGGCTGGATGGGCGCGGGCACCGTGGGCGTGGCCTTCGTCATGGACGCCCGCCCGGACCTGATCCCGACCGAGGACGACGTCGCTTCGGTCCAGGCGCATCTGGCCGGCCTGGCTCCCGTCACGGCCGATGTTATCGTCATCGCCCCGACCCCCTATCCGGTGGACTTGACGATCACGGCCCTGACGCCGGGCGACGACGCCACCCGCGCCGCCGTGACGGCAGAGGTCCGCGACCTGTTGATACGCGAGGGCCAGCTCGGCGGAACGATCCTGGTTAGCCGTCTGCGCGAGGCCATCTCGCAGGCGGCGGGCGAGACCGACCACGTGCTGACCTCGCCCTCGGCCAACGTCACGGCCCCGGCCGGACAGCTGCCGGTGCTGGGGGCCGTGACGTGGGGCTGACGCGCGACGATTACCGCGCCCAGCTGCAGGCGCTGCTGCCTCAGGGTGCCGCCTGGACGCGCGAGAGCGACGCGGCCCTGACCGGCCTGCTGGACGGCCTAGCGGAAGAGCTGGCGCGGGTGGACGCGCGCGGCGACGTCCTGATGGCCGAGACCGACCCTCGCGCCGTGGTCGAGACCCTGTCCGACTGGGAGCGCGCCTGGGGCCTGCCAGACGGGTGTGTGACCGCTGAGCCGACCGAGGCGGGACGCAGACTGGCTCTACACCAACGGGTGGCGGGCCTGGGCGGCCAGTCCGCCTCGTATTACATCGGCATGGCGGCGCTGCTCGGTTACGAAACCGAGATCGATGCCTTCGGCCCTTCGCGCGTGCCTTTCTCCCTCGCCGCTCCGCTTGCAGACCTGCCATGGGCCTACGCCTGGCGCGTCTCGATCTATGGGCCCCTAGATCCTGCCGGCCCCCCCCTCTACGCCTCGGCCGACCTCGACTGCGTCATCTCGCGTCTGCGGCCAGCCCACACGGTCGTGACCTTCGATTACGAGCCCGACCCCGAGCCGACGTTCTTCTTCGACTTTATCGCCCCCCCGGACTGACCCATGCATCGCATCGACACCCCAGGCCACGCCGCCGGCCTGTTCCAGGACGGCAATCCACAGATCGGCCAGCAGGGCACCGTAATGGACGCCGCCTGGGCCAACGACGTCCAGGAGAACATCTGCACCGTCATCGAGGACGCCGGCGTCGGCCTGGTGAAGGGCGCCGGCGAGCAGCTGAAGCTGGCGATCGCCGCCATGATCGCGGCGGCCAGCGCGACGGTGATCGCCGCGACGCGCGTGCCCGTGGCCACCGTCATCATGGTCGACGGCCCCGGCCCCGCCCCGGCCGGCTACGTCGACATGGACACGGAGTATCTGCGGGCTGACTATCCAGCCCTGGTCGCCCACTACGACGGCCTCGGCCGACTGATCGCCGGCAGCACCCTGGCCCACTTCCGGACGCCCGATTATCAGGGCCTGTTCGCCCGGGCGGCCTCGACGGACGCTACCGTCGATCCGGACGGCCCACGCGACGCCGGCGATACCCAGGCCGACGCCTTCGCCAGCCACAGCCACAGCGTCTCGCCGCCGGTGTCCAACTCCGAAGGCGGCGCCGGCAACACCGTGACCGGCTCCACCGGCACGGGCGAGGTCCTGACGACCTATTCCACCGCCACGACCGGCGGCACGGAGACCCGGCCGGTCAACGTCGCCTTCTCCTGGTTCATCAAGACCTGACCAGAACACCCCTCCGGCGATCGGAGGGGGTGACGGGGTTGCACCCCCATCACCAGCGGACTGGCATCCGCACCCGGGCCTGGCGCGCCAGACCCAAGTCCCCCCACCGGGCGCACCGGCGAGGTAATCGAGAAACTGAATTGACCCTGGAGTCCACCCGCGCCGCCGTGCGCCCCATTCGCCCCGTCGCCCCCTATGTCGGCGGCAAGCGCAACCTCTCCGCCCGCCTCGTCGATCTGATCGAGGCCACACCCCATGACCGCTACGCCGAGCCGTTCGTCGGCATGGGCGGTGTCTTCCTTCGACGCCGCACCCGGCCCAGCTTCGAAGTGATCAACGACTGGTCGATCGACGTGGCGAACCTGTTCCGCATCCTGCGCGAACACTATCCGCAGTTCATGGAGGTCCTGCGCTTCCAGATCACGACGCGGGCCGAGTTCGACCGTCTCAGCAAGGTCGATCCCGACACCCTGACCGATCTGCAACGCGCAGCCCGCTTCCTCTATCTCCAGCGCCTGGCGTTCGGCGGCCGGGTCGGCACACGCCACTTTGGCATGGACATGCAGCGCGCTCGCTTCGACGTCACCAAGCTAGCCCCGTTGCTGGAGGACCTGTACGAGCGCCTGGCCGGGGTGTTGATCGAGCGCCTGCCGTTCGACCGGTTCATCGAGCGCTACGACGCGGCCGACACCCTGTTCTTCCTGGACCCGCCTTACTGGGGCAACGAGGACGACTATGGCCAGGGCCTGTTCTCAAGGGCCGATTTCACCCTTCTGAGGGACCGCTTAGCGGACCTTAAGGGCCGCTTCATCCTGACCCTCAACGACCGACCGGAGGTCCGCGAGCTGTTCGCCGGACCGGCCTTCCACCTGGAGCCGGTGGGCGTGACCTACCGCCTCAGCGGCGCGCCGACCCAGGCCCGCGAGCTGATCATCACCGGAGGGGGCGGCTAG